TGAAATTCGCGTAGAGAACGACGGCGATAATATCGGCTCTTTAAACTTCATTATGGAAGTAGAAAAAGACGTTATCGCTAACGGCATACCTAGCGAAAGCGTTATAGAGGATCTTGACGCTCTTGTAGCTGAAGCGGTCGGAGACGATTTTTATACAAAGTCGGAAGTTGATAACAAGATTGCGGCGCTTATTGACGACGAGAGCGCGGCAAGCAATAAGACTTGGAGTAGCGAGAAGATTGACGAGGCGGTTAATAGTATTCAAGACGAGTTAGACCTTGTTGAGAGCCTAACTATTACAACCGAAGAACAAACCATAACGGACGATTTAAGCGAAACGGTAACTAAAACCACAGGCTTTATGGCTAAGGACGGCAGAGTATATACAGGCGGTTCTTATGACAATTACTACTATACAAACAAAATCGCCGTAAACGAGGGCGACGTCGTTTTTGGTTCGAGTTTTAGAATTGTTACGGCTTTTGATAGCGACAATACCGCATTAACTGCCAAAGGTGCGGAAAACACGCAAAGCGCAACGGGTTACACCGTACCGAGCGGAGTCGCTTTCGTTGTTTTGACAATCGCTAATGCTGGAACGACAATCAAAAGGACTTATCAGACCACAGTAAACAAGAACATTCTGTCCGATAGGGTTGAAACTTTGGAAAACGAAACGGAGTCGGCGCTTTGGCTTTTGAACAATAAGCCGAGATATAAAACGGCTACGAGATCGACAATGAACGACGGCAATAGCTTGTCTGTTATTACTTGGGTTTGTGAGGGTTTGGCAAAGGGTGAGCGGGTTATTTTTAACGCTAATATTACGTCTTTTAGCTCGTTAATTATCGGCTTAATTTTAAATTATTCAAGCGTTGCGGACGCAACACAAAGATATAACACTTTTGAGATCGACGGCACAAACGTAAGTTATAAGAAAACAAGCACAGACGAGGCGGTTGTGGTCGCTCACGGCTTAACACTTGCGGACAATATACAAGTCATTCTCGAAACATCTGAAAACGGAAAAATTAAGTTTACTCTTGTATCAAGCGGCGAGTTATTTACGCACACGTTTGACTTTGCTAGACATTCTTATTCCGCGCCTTTTGTCTATTCAGTAGGTTCGAGTTTAACAGATTGCATTTTGTCGTTCACTTGTAGCGACCTCGAAAAAAAGATTTGGTATTTTGGCGACTCTTATTGTTCTTACAATAACGCAAGACCATACTACTATTTGCAAAATTACGGCTACGCTCAAAATATGCTCTTAAATGCTTTTGCGGGTTGTGGTAGCGCTTGGGCGTTATCAAGTCTTAGATATTTATTAAATTACGGCTCGCCTAAGTATTGCGTTTGGGCAACTGGAATGAATGACGGGAGCGATAGCGGTTCCGCTCCGTCAAGCACTTGGGTAACGGCTCGAGATAGTTTTATTACCGCTTGCACAGAAAACAAGATAACTCCTATATTTTGCACCGTTCCGACTGTTCCGAGTGTCAACAACGAAAAGAAAAACGCTTGGATAAGGTCGAGTGGTTATAGATTTATCGACTTTGCTAAAGCGGTCGGTGCTAATTCAAGCGGTGAATGGTTTAGCGATATGTTATCAGTTGATAACGTACACCCGACGGAAAAAGGCGCAAAAGCGTTATTTGCTCGGGCGTTGCTTGACTTCCCCGAACTTATGATAGGCGGGTTCGATACGCCAACGCTAAGTTAAGGCTTATTTACTTGGGGGACTCAATAATATGGATAACGCAATTACATTTACACCCGCCGAGCTAGTCGCTTTTATTACGGCTATTGGCGGCGCTATCGTTACTATAGGCGGCGTTGTTGCTCTTATTGTAAAGCTCGTAAAAAAGGTAAGAGCGCCTGAAGTAAAGCAAGACAAGCGCATAGCGGCTCTTGAAGAAAAACAAAAAGAATTCGAGGACACAATAGCGACTTTTAGACAATACTTTACTAACGACGATAACCGCTTTAAAGCTATCGAAAAGAGTAACAAGATAACGCAAGGCGCTTTGTTAGCGCTCTTAAAGCACGCTTTGAACGGTAATGACGTAGGATCATTACAAGATGCAGAGAAACAATTAGAGGCTTATTTGATCGACAAATAAGAGAGTTTGAAGGGAGGACACACCATGATTTTTAAGAACTCCAAACTGTATGACATACTCAAGTGGATCGCTATGGTCGCACTCCCCGCGGTAACGGCTCTGTGGCTCGCTCTCGCGGCTATCTGGGGATGGCCTTATGCTGAAGCCATAGGCGCAACGCTCGCGGCTATTACGACCTTCATGGGCGCTCTGCTCGGTATCTCTTCCGTCACTTATCAGAAGGCTTTGAAAGAAGGTGACAAAGATGCCTGAAATTAGTTATAAGGATGTCGTTAAGACATTAGAGGCAGAGGTCGGCTATCAGGGACAACACTACAACTCGAAATATACACAGTTCCTCGACAGTATCAACTGGTATAACTACAAGAAGGCGGGAGCCTGCACTTGGTGTTGCATACTGTGTGACTACGCAATCGCGGTCAATAAGGGCTCTCTGACTTACGAGCAAGCACGTCAGGTCGCTTGCGAACCCGCTAACCACAATTACAACGTAGGCGCAGGGGTAAAGGAAAAGGCTCAGCTCTTCAAAGAGGCTAAGCGCTGGATCAGCAAGGCAAAGGACGCGACCACGGGCGATCAGATCTTCCTTAATGGGTTAAAGCATGTCGGAACCGTAGTCGGCTGGGATAGTACCGGACTGTTCTACATTGACGGTTCCACGACCTACGAGGGCAAGCCTTACAGTGTAGGCAAGAAGCATATTCCCTTTAACTCTTCCAAGATTGACGGCTTTGGTCGTCCTAACTGGTACAAGTTCCAAGATAGCAACCCTACACCCGCACCTCAGCCTACACCCGAACCGCCTAAGCCTACAACGCAGAAGTACAAGGTCAAGACGAACACGGGCGCACCTTTGGCGCTCAGAACCGCACCGAAGACGAGCTCCGTCTGCATTGTGTGGATGCCGAACAAGTCCGAGGTCACTGTCAGCGAGTTTGTCAGTGGTCAGGAAATAGGCGGTTGCTCTACTTGGGCAAAAGCTACATACAAAGGAATGACGGGCTACTGTCTGTCAAAGTATCTGGTTAAGGTTTAACTCCAGTTCTGTTCCTACTAAAAGAATTACCCCGAGGTTCGCAGCGCCTCGGGGTTTTTCTTTTGCCCGAAAATAAAAAAGCCCCCGTAAAGACGGAGGCAGCCGGTTTAGCCCTAGACCGGTGTAAGAAAGACAATTTGATTATAACATTTGACCAAGATTTGACCAAGAGAAAAATTAAAACCGCTCTATCCCTTGTGGTTGAGCGGTTTTCTTTGGTGGAGATGAGGAGAATCGAACTCCCTTGTGTTTCGGCACTGGTGCCGAGAATGTCCATATTCTGTGGACTGCTCTCGTGCTCGGTAGCTCAAAGTCCGTCAGTCGTGGACTTATTTTGCCCGAAATTTTGACCATAAGCTAAGTCGATGATCTGTGCAGCTCTGCGATCATCATCATCCATGATGTGTCCGTATGTCTCGAAAGTGGTCATGGAGACACTATGGCCGACTATGTCCTTAATCATCTGTTCTGGCATTACGTTTTTCATCATTGAGATAAAGGTGTGTCGGAGGGAATAAACAGATCCGGGAAGGTTCCGCTCCGCTTTCAGCTTCAGCCAGTGGTTACGCATTGTAGACTGAGTTCCCATACTTCCGTCAGGGCTACAGAAGATCCACTTTGTTCGGAGGTTATATTGTTCGTTCCTCTTGATCGTGTCCTGGATAACTGACCGTGCGAGGTTCCCCAGAGGAATCATCCTCTTACTGTTTGCCGTTTTGCCCTCTGTGATGAGCCCTGCTGCGTTCACGGATCTGCGTATGATAATTCTATCAGGAGTTACGTCGTCGAGCTGTAAGCCTAAAAGCTCGCCAGGACGAGCGCCTGTAAGCAATCCCATAACGA